ACAACCGGACGAAAGACATCCAGCTTCTGGAAGAAGCATGCCGAGATTTGGCAACACTGGTGCAGCGTGAACGCTTCATAGAGGAGAGGTTTAGTGCCGAGTGTAGTAGTTGAAGACCTGCCAAAGAATTGTCAGGTAACAATAATCATCACAGAGTTAATCGACGAAGAAGACCCCAACCCCCCAGCAGAGATGCCAGAGGATGTGGAGCCAGAGGTCATTAAGTTGGTTGGCAGGAAGGTTTAAGATCTAGGTAATCACCGTGGACACCATCACACACCCCTTCGATGTAAATGGATTCCTGCTGTAACTCATTCTCAAAGTCGTTGTTGCTGACAACAGACCACATAACCAAGACGAGGACGGCGAGTGGGTAGCGTAGTTTCATGGTATCCCCTTGGGCCGCTTACGCGGCCTCCTGTTTTTCGATTTCAGCACGAATCTGCTGAGTTTCTTGGAAAGACAGACCGCCAACCAAGTCCAAGTAGTCGTGAAAGGTTTCAGAAAGAGTGGCCCACTTGCGGCCCATCTTCACTTTCTGGTGATTGGTTTCCTCGATAAGATCGTGCATTAAGCTATCTACTTCTTTTTGAGTGAACATACCTATCTCCCTTTGGGCCGCTTACGCGGCTCCCGTGTATGGCGCTTGCCACAAAAACTGAACTTCGAGGGACTGCGTAACCCAGTCTGCAACATAGCCGTCGCTGTCGATAGCTGATTTAGGGATATTTACCTCGCTAGCATTGCCCGCTAGCCGAACCGCCTTTGGATATTCACGAACCACTTTGACGGTGGTTTCACCAAAGTGATGGTGGTTAATAGTGATTATGTCGTTTTCCATGTCTGTTCCTCGTTGTTGATGGCATCATTGTACACCAAAGGTTTACACATACAACAGGGGGGAGTGGTTTTTTTTGCCATTTCTTCAATTTTTGTGGGTATAATCGCCATCTAGCACATTGCGTAATCCAAGACAAGGATAGCAAATGGTTTTTTTGCAGCGTTTTGCGTACCTAGACAGCGGAACCCTTGGCAAGCTCACTGTCGGCCCTTGGTCTTGTTATACAGTGGAGCGGCCTTGGCTAGACAACACGCCATCGCAGTCCTGCATCCCAGAGGGTCAGTACAAGTGTGAGCCGTTCAGCGGATCAAGGTTTCAAGACGTTGTTCAGATCATGGATGTACCTGATCGCACGTTTATCCTAATCCATGCTGCCAACTACCCAAGGGACGTAGAGGGCTGTATTGGACTGGGTGATCGCTTTGTGTCTGATGCGCTGGAGCCTGCGGTGTACAACAGCAAGAAGACTCTGGCGGCATTCTTTGACGTTGCTGGGTACGAGTTCGACCTAACAATCCAAGGGGTGAGGGCCGTCATATGAGTTTAGGCATCGTGAAAGAGCTTGTCGGGCCTGTCACTGGCTTACTGTCTGAGTTCATTGAGGACAAAGACCAGAAGGCAAAGCTGGCGCATGAGATAGCGACGATGGCAGAGCGTCACGCTAATGAGAACGCTAACGCCCAGCTAGAGGTTAACAAGGTCGAGGCTGCAAGCAGAAGCCTGTTCGTCGCAGGTTGGAGGCCAGCAGTCGGCTGGGTGTGCGTGTTAGGGATGGCTGGTAACTTCATGGTCATACCATTTGCCAACTTTATTCTAGCTCTGATGGAGATCGACGTGACTATCCCACTGGTCGCACTAGACACGATGATGCCTGTCTTGATGGGTATGCTCGGACTCGGCGCGATGAGGACGTACGAAAAGACTAAGCAGGTGTCGAAATGAGAGGTGTTCTATTGTTCAACCGTGACGGCACGATCTACGCAGGGCAAGTCCACACAATGCTGAATGGCGAGGTGCATACTGGCGCAACTCATAACGCGACAAGCAGACGGCTGTTCTACTACCACGAACTACCGCCAGAGCGAAAGATTCGCGCGCTGGAAAGCATGATAGAGCGACACGACACCCCAGACAGAACCAAAACGAGCCTAAACGACTAATGGCAGATACAGCGAAGAGAAAGAACCCAGAGATATGGGAGAGGGCCAAAGCTAAAGCCATGCGAAAGATGGGTGGCAAATGGTCTGGCAGGGCTGCACAACTCGCTGTTAACTACTATAAGCAGATGGGTGGCAAGTACGAAGGGTCAAAAAAAGAGACATCACTAAGCCGTTGGACGGATCAAGACTGGGACTATGTTGGGGAAAAGGGGCAAGGTAGGTATCTGCCGAAAGCTGCGCGGGATTCTCTCTCGTCTGGACAGAAAGCAGCGGGTTCGAGAGCAAAGAACAAAGCAAGCAAAGGGGGCAAAGGCAAGGCTTCGTACACTGAGGCAGAACGCAAAGCAGTTAGACGAGCAACAAAGAAATGAATCAGAACCTTGAAGTGGCATACATAGCCACAACGGACGTTATTCCATACGCAAATAACCCGCGCACCCATAGTGACCAACAGGTTGCGCAGGTAGCGGCGAGCATTAAGGAGTTTGGATTTAACAACCCGATTCTGCTGGATGAACACAATGGAATCATCGCAGGCCACGGCAGGCTGGCAGCAGCGCAAAAGCTAAGTATGAAACTGGTGCCCACAATAACTCTGGTAGGGCTGACAGAAGCGCAGCGTAAGGCGTATGTGATAGCCGACAACAAGCTAACCGAGAATGGGGGGTGGGATTACGACCTGTTAGCGGTAGAGATTGAGCGGTTGAAAGAGCTGGACGTTGACATCGACCTGACCGGCTTCGACCCAACCGAGTTGGATACCATTCTTGAGCCTGAGGTTGTAGAAGGGCTGACCGACGAGGATGAGGTGCCAGAAGCACCAGAGGAGCCTATAACCAAGCAAGGGGATGTTTGGATACTCGGCAACCATCGGCTGATGTGCGGAGATAGTACGAGAATTGATTCCGTGGAAAGGCTGATGAATGGAAGGAAGGCAGATATGTGGCTAACCGACCCCCCGTATAACGTTGCCTACGAGGGTAAAACGAAGGAAGCCTTAACCATCAAAAATGACAGGATGGAGGACGCTGGATTTCGTCAGTTTCTTTGCGATAGCTATACCGCTGCCGACGCGGTTATGAAGTCGGGGGCCGTCTTCTATATATGGCATGCGGATTCGGAGGGATACAATTTTCGCGGAGCAGCCAAGGACGCAGGATGGACTGTTCGCCAGTGCTTGATCTGGAAAAAGCAAGCAATGGTCATGGGGAGACAGGATTACCACTGGAAGCACGAACCCTGTCTTTACGGATGGAAAGACGGCGCAGCTCACCTTTGGGCGACGGACAGAAAGCAGACCACGGTTCTTGAATTTGATCGACCAAACCGAAACGCAGAACACCCAACCATGAAGCCGGTCGAGTTATTCGAATATCAGATGCTCAACAATACTAAAGGGTCGGACGCTATTCTCGATAGCTTTGGTGGATCGGGCACAACAATAATTGCTGCAGAGAAGAACGGGCGCGACGGTTTCCTTATGGAGCTAGATCCCAAATACTGCGATGTCATAGTAGATCGCTGGCAATCGTTCACAGGCAAAACTGCACAGCTAGAACGATCACTGGAGGCGGCGAATGGCTAGACCACGCATACCAATAGACTGGGATCAAGTAGACAAAATGTGCGCTATTCACTGTACGGGAGAGGAGCAGGCTGCAATCTTGGGGGTGAGCTATGACACTTTGAATCGAGCCTGTCAGCGCGAATACGAGATGAGTTTTGCTGAGTATTTTAAGCAAAAGGCCAGCCACGGGCGAATGAGCCTACGGCGCAAGCAATATACTGCTGCGATGGACGGCAATACGACGATGCTGGTCTGGCTAGGGAAGAACTGGTTAGGTCAAACGGATCAGCCAGAGCCTGATGCGCAAGACCTGCCGCCAATCGTTATAGAGCGAGCGAGTGAGGCTAACTAAGCCACAGGATGACATCTTCTTCAGTGATTCACGGTTTAGGTCAGTGGTCGCTGGTAGACGGTTTGGTAAGACGTTTCTGTCT